GTAGCGTGATAAGAAATTCTCCCTCGTTCATAGTCCCTTGATCATATCCCGATCCCAATCAGATAGTCTAGGATCATTTATCTTTTCTTTCAATGCCTTACTCAACCTCTGCCTTTCCATCTTCATCCCCCCATAGCCCCCTGGCGCATTACCAGCATCCAACTCCAACTCCATAGCCAGACTCCTCAAAAGCATTATACTCGGCCTATTACGCTCACTAGCGGGGTATCGCAGGTTCATCACAACCCTTCTATACTCTCTATTATCCATCAGTCAAGGTTAGGTTGTTGTAAAAGAAACTAAAAGAAGGGAAAGTTTCCAGATACTGATATTTTTTTGTTGGGGTGTGTCGCACACGACCGCCCATATATAAGGTGTGTGTGGGGAGGGGCAGGCCCCGTTAGCATGCTTCTAGGATCTCCCTGCAACTGAAGTCCCCCGGCTTTTCTCCTGGCTCCTGGGCTTCTCTCCATCGATCCAGCATGATACCCCATAACATCAAGATAATCTCTCACGAGAATGCCCTAGGATTCACTTTGATGGGCTAGGCAGGTAGATCATGCCCCTGAATTAAGGCACTATCTCCGCCTCGATCACCTGGCGCTCCGGCGCTGCTGGCAACGTGCCAGGTTGGCTGGAGAATAGGGACACGATAGCTAGGAAGGGATTCACAACTTCCCCGCTCTTGCCTTCATAATCTCCTGATAACTTGGATAGGATATTAACTGCCTCTAATTTGCTAGGCATTTTTACTCGCTTTTTAACATTACCCATCTGATCAACGTCCTCGCTGTATTCCTGACAAAGGGGTGAATCCTTGTCAACTTGTCCAGCGGGAGTCCTGGCAACGCTAGAGAGAAACGCTTTACGCTCGGCAAGACTCATCACGGTCTTTTCCCACTCTATTTCCTTGGCTCTCTGAATCGCTTGGGAAACTTTGGGAGTCTTGATTAGTCGACAAGCATCACTTGCCGCATTCTCAATTGATGATGATTTATAACCCGCCAAAAGATACGCTTTGCTTAATGGCATGCCCTCAAGATGGTATTTGATAAACTGTGATTGCTTTGGTGATAGCTTGGCAACGCTAGGGAGATTTTTCTTGGTCATGTTCCCCTAGCTTTTACCCCTTCAAACTTCCCTAGTCAACTTCCCTTGTTCATCCCCTCGTCAACCTTGGCTTGTTTGCTCTCGTGAGGCAAAGCCGGGAGAGAGTGTTGTCTGATCGATACCATTGATGGACGTTTTCTACTTGGAGGTGTTAAGAGAGAAGAGTAATCAGTCTCAACCTATAAGCTGAAGAGTTAGCCAAATATAAAGAAGTCGCTTGCGCTCCCATATGTTACACTCGTTTTCCGTGAATGCGTCAAGCATGAAATGATCTTCACCTCTATAAAAGTTTCTTTCAGATTCTTTTCTTTTTCTGTTGCATGTCGTGGAGATTGTGGTATCTTGTTTGTAGTGATTGACTACGGAACCGCTTAAATACTGGCTCTGGAAGCGATCACGAAAAACAACAACAACAAAAAAAAACATGAACGAAGAACAAAAAATGAAAGCGGCCGTTGAAATCATGAAAGCAGTTGCAAGCGCAATCAAAGGTCTTGGAACAATCCCTTCCGGGCATCTCTATGCACAATTAATGGGAAGAATGTCCTTGGACTCTTATGAGAAAATGTTGAGCGCATTGCAAAGAATGGGCATTGTTTCGATTGATGGCAATCACTTGGTCACCTATATCGGGAAATAATCACCATCAAAAAAAAGGAGAAAACACCATGAGCATCACAACACTACAAACGGAAAAGGAAGCAATCCTTGCCGCATTATGGAAATTTATCAGCCAGCGTTCAGGGATTGAATCTGGCAACTATTTTTCTAGCTGGCGGGATGATAACGGAGTCAAGGCATTCAGATCAGAACAGCGAAGCATTGCCAAGGATGGCAAGGAAGCGAGAATCTTGTGGGATGCCGTCAATGCTCGCGAGTGGATAACTGCACAAGATTTAACGGAAGCGTTCCCTGCTGCTTTTTCTGGACGCTTGGAGTGGGATGGAAAATCCCTTTCATATACATCTGGGCAGTATTTCCCCACGGAATACAGGAAAGCAGCCTGCGCAGTTCTATCTCGTGCAATTGTTCAGGCATTCAGGAGAGAAGGCAATTCCCTGGACTATGTCAGGGGATGTTTCAAAAGATCAGGGGCTTCTCGCTGGTTCAATTAATCATCCCATTATGAACTACATGAAAATCCTTATCTTAAATGTTCTCGGCATCTTATTCGTCGAGTTCTTCCTAGCCTTCACCTTGTTTGCTCTCCTTAAAAATTGATTAGGCACACCGGCTCTCTTAACGGGGGGCCGGCAGCCTGGACAATTCAGCCCAGGATAACACCAAAAAAACAACATGACGCATAGCATCAAAGTTCAAGACATTGAAACCTTGTCCATATTCCTCCCGGTCGAAGGAATATGGACAAGCAGCCAGGGACACGATCAACTCCCATTGGATATAGCCAGGGAAATCCAGGAATTTGCTGGATTTTCTGTAACTGTCCAACTATTTCGCCAAAACGGGGAACACCTGCAAGGTGACGAGCGCACTGGAACCATGATCGTAACCCGTGACTAATAACCACTATGACCACTAAAAAACCCGTTGAAATAATGCGATCCGTGAAAGATGCAATCCGACAGCCATTTGCATGGCCCGGAATGTATCAAAAAAGCATTATACTATCAGATGGAGAAATCATTTGCCCAGATTGTGCCAAGCTGAACTATCGTCAGATTGCGCACGATACTGTCAAAAATTGGAGAACTGGATGGAATGCAATAGGTGCTGAATGCTTGTGGGAGAGGGAAAATAATTGCGTTGAGTGTTCCAAGAATCTCTCTGTTTATTGAACAATCAATCCTTAAAAACTAAAACCTATGAACAAAACACTTCACACCGCCGCCGACATTTACTTTTCAGAAAGTAAAAAATCCTTAGTTCAATCCCTTTTTAAGCCTATAAACGGAAGAACGTCCTCAGGAACATGGACAAAACTAAAAAATGGGGTTTTATTCCGAGACGCAAAAGGAGAAAAACGGGCTTTTCTTGTCATGAACAAATGGAAGGAGATCTTTTTTGTGTCGTGTTATGAAATAGAAGGAAAAACTTATTTCATGAACGGGCTTTCCTCAAAAGATGAAGAGTTTCTTGGAATGAAAGGGCTTTCATACTCTGAAGAAAGCAAAATTGCGGAAAACATTGCCGCTTGTTTTTAGCTTAACCCCCGCAGGCCATGACAACCGAACAACCCGCCGAAAACGTGACCTACATTTACGAAAAAATGACAGATAAAGAATGGCAAGATTATTGCCAGAAAGTTGCAGAAGAAAACCGCCGCAAACTCAAAAAAGCGCACGAAAACAGAAATTCAACCGCTTCTGTTTGTAGTTAAAAAAGAACATTCAAGAATACTTGTCAATCAAAATTCCTTTAATTTTAACGATAACGCAAAAAACGGGAAAAGAATAAAAATAATAAACCAAAGAATAAAAAACCATGACAACAGAAGAAACCGCCGCAGAGCCAATAACCGTCGATCTTTCCCTAGTTCAATCCTGGGACGCACCCAGGGTCAACCCTATAATAGCTTCACTAGAGCGCATTATAGAAACGTGCGAGGCTATCGACCGGGAGATAAAAGCGATTCAGCAAACCCTTAACAACTAACCGCCGCCGACTATGACTATAAATATGAAAAGCAGAGTAACACTAGGCAAGAACATGGTAAATGGATTCTTTTCCGTTCATGATGGTGACATTTACACGCTCGCAGATGGAACCGCCGCCGTAGTAACAGCAGGAGGGGGAAACTATTGGACCCTCCGCTATGCCGCCGCAGATGGAGCCGCAGACTATAACAGGCCACCAGTCCCTGAATGGGAAAACGTCGAGGGTCAGTCTGCAATGGTGCATATGATCAACCGGGAATATTTCCTTAACAACTAAAAGACGCAGACTATGACCACCAAAACAACCGCCGCCGACCTGATAACTGAAACGCAGAGAATCGTTTCCAGCATCGAACCTCTCTTCTATTCCCTGCTGAAATACGCAGACCTGAGCAAACTGGAAACGATTCAGATCTCCACCGCCAGGGCAAGAGAGATCACCGCCGACCTGATCGTCTTAAAAAAGAGATTGCAATCCTATAAAGAATCTGAAAGGATTGCAGAGTCCACCATTGACCGTCACCTTGATGCAATGTTTGGGCTTTAACCATCAACCACAATACCGCCGCCGACCATGAAAATTGACTACACCTGCAAAAATGAGGAGTGTGAGTTTGAGTTTGAAGTCTCATATTCACCAGAGCTGCCAGCATCAGGACAATACGGCCCTGTCGAACTCTACGACCCAGGCCAAGACGCTGAGGTTGATCCCGGTGAATGCCCTCGATGCGGTCAGGATGTTGACATAGAGGATGTCACCGCCGAGTGTGAGCCTGACCAAGATGATTACGAGTGCGAGGTATGAAAAAAAGACTGATCCTAACCGAAGCCGCATTCATATTGATTGCGAGCATAACACTCTGGGCGATCATCATCTCGCTGGCGATATTCATCAAAAATAACCTATGACAACCACAACCTACAACGGAGAGAGACCCAATCTGGATTGGACTCCTTTCCTGCTTCACCTATTCAGAGACCACAACTGGCATCTCTGCAAGCCAAAATATAAATCTTCATTACCTGCAAAAAAAGGTTTGCAAGAAACGAAAACAAATGCAATAGTCACAACTTCTAACTAATTCAACCATGACAACAACCGAAACAACCACACCTACCGCCGCAAGCAATTTAACCGAGACCAGGGCAAATGCCTTTCTTGGACTCTATGTCCCCGTCCCATTGAAAAACAAGGTGTCAGAGGCTGCTAAAGCCCAGCGTCGATCCATGTCCTCATTCGCCGTGGGAGTCTTTGAGGAGTATTTCAACAAACAGACCGTCCAATGAGCCACCCCGCACGAACAATCGCAACTCTGATTCTTATCACTGGACTTGTCGTTCTAGCCGTTCTAACAATGCCACGATGAAAGAAGCACTTTACGCAAATATCCAAAAAAAGAGAGAACGGATTGCCAAGGGGTCAGGCGAACGCATGAGGAAGCCCGGTTCCAAGGGCGCACCCACCGCAAAGGCATTCCGTGATTCAAAGAAAACCGCAAAGAAGAAATAATTATGGCATCAGAGAAATGGCAAACAAAGGCAGGGAAGAATCCCGCAGGTGGCCTCAACGCCGCTGGTCGAGCTTCCTATAACAAGGCTCACGGGGGGCATCTAAAAGCCCCTGCGCCCCACCCAAAGACTGACACAGACGCAGGAAGGAAGGCTTCCTTTTGCGCCAGGATGAAAGGGATGAAGGCAAAGATGACAGGATCAAAGAAGAAGAACGACCCTAATAGCCGCATAAACAAAAGTTTAAGGGCTTGGAATTGCCACTAATGAAAACACACTTTTCGATCAGCAATAACGCTGAAAGAGAACCCAACAAAACAAACCACAATGCACAAAACACTAGCAGAGTTAAACACAATCGCACAGGAGATCGCCAACAAGCTCGGTCATATCAGTCAGGAGCTGCTCATCCAAGTCCATGCACTTGTTACAGCGACAGAGACGAAGATCTCCAACGAGATCAAGGAATGCACAGCATCAGAGAAATCTGAAAAATCAAGTCAGTAAACCCCAAACCAAAAAACACAATGGCAACAAAGAAAACAATGCCCAAGGGCATGAAGAAGATGGAGAAGACAACCTCCAAGAAGATGGATAAAAAGCCCATGATGGGCTACAAGAAGAAATAACTTCTGATGCTCCTAGAGGGACATGAACAACCCTCTAGGAGCTACCAGGAGCAGAGCAACCACGCAAGCACCCAACAAAAACATGAATAACACATTAGCGGTATCCAGTCAACCATCGATGGGAGACATGGAAAAGATGGCAGTTGCCATCGCAAAGTCAGGTCTATTCGGGATGAAAAGCCCGGAACAGGCACTAGCATTAGGACTCCTAGCAGTTTCAGAGAACAAGCCATTCGCCAGCATTTGTGCTGAATATGATGTCATCCAAGGCCGTCCTGCACTCAAGAGTCAGGCTTGCCTAGCTCGATTCCAACAAGCCGGGGGAACAATCCAATGGATCACCAGATCCGATAAGGAATGCACCATAGAGGGCAAGCACCCTGCTGGTGGAACTCTCCAGGTCACTTGGACATGGGACAGGGCGCAAGCCGCTGGATTGACTAGTAAGCAGAACTGGAAGCAATACCCAACCGCTATGCTTTCTAGCAGATGCGTTGCCGAGCTTGTCAGGGCGATCTACCCTGCTTGCCTTAATGGAGTCTATCTCGCTGAAGAGGTTCAGGACTTTGATGCGAGGCCGATCAAGGTTGAGAAGCCAGAGATCAAGGCGGAAGCCCCGGTGATTGCAATTGAAGACGCTGTGCCTACTGTTGCGGAGCTTGTAGAGGCCAGCATGAAAGCAGCAGAGGCACAAGACCCGCTGACTACACTCTCATCCCTGATGTGGGATGCCGGTATTGAAGACTCTCATGTGATTGAGTTCTTGATCGCCAAAAAGGCAATCAAAGACAGGAGCGTCCTCCTCAAGGATGTCAACCCCAAGGTTCTCTCTCGCATCATTGAGAAGTGGGACGATGTTCTAGCCTTCAAACCAGCACTCTAATGATCCGCAAGAACAGAAAAGCACTAGCCGCCGCGCTTGCGGCTACACACGTCCTTAAAGCTCTAGATTTTTGGAATATCTTTCGAGATTCTGAAGCCTTAAAGTCTTTAGAAAGTGCAGAAATTATCAGCCCAGAAGAGGCTTTTGATATTGCCCTTGATGCCATGTATTTAGCCTTAACTGGAACATCCAATGACTGATAAGATTAAACTCACTAATTGGCTAGATAGGGCGCATAAAATACCTCTAATGGAAAAATCACAAGATGATTTAATCAATTTTATATTCTATCAAGCCGAAAGATTAGATTC